TAAAGATGTTACATCACTGAAGAAAGAATTTATTACAGACTTATTCATTCGTCCGCAATCACAAGAATATATTTGATGCTGTCTATTTCTCAGCCGTGTCATTATTTCTTGAGCTTTATAAAGAAGATTCCGTGTTTTACGTTCTCTTTTTATCAATGAGTAATATTTAGCACAAAGTATATCATATTTATCAATGATATCTTCATACATAGCGCCACTAACAAAAATTTTATATTTCATATTGTATTTCCCTTTCAAAACACTAAGGGATGATATTGCTATTATCAGCTCACACCCCTTGTGTTTTATAGCTACAGTCTCCTGCAACTAATTATTTAAGATTCTTCCAAACTATTGTCCATTACTTCTTCATGTCCACAAACAACACAGGCATAAACACCTTTGTAAGGCTTATTAATACCATGTTCTTCAACTGTTACATCACGTACTCTTTTAAATTCTATCATAGTCGTTTTTGTTCTTTTTATCTCAATTTTATAACCAGCATCTCTAAGGGTTTTACATGCATTATAACAATTATCAGAACATTTCTTACAGCCGAATGATCGTTTTATTCTTGAGAACTTTCTTCCATATTCATCATATTCAAAATCACGTGGTGGCATTTCTACTATTTCAAGAACTCCATCTTCTTCAAGCTTTTTCATATCATTTTCAAATTCGGACTCATTACCTTTTGAATCGAAACATGGTACTGAATCATCTTTGTTATCCATTTTGGACTCTTTTAAATTTATTACTTCAGTTCGATGAGCTGGTCTAAAATAATATTCATCGCTTACAGTATTATATTTCCATCCTTTGTCTTCACATTCGTTACATATACAATAATGATTTGTTTCTGCATTTAAGTACCATTTTTGTTCATCTGATGGTTCTAAAGCTCTTTCTTCAGCATGATTATTACAGGATTCTATTTTGCATTTCATTGTTAACTCCTTTTTGAAAGCCATCCTTTATATCTATTTCTATTTAAGTGTTTCTGAAAAAATCCGTTAAATGGGTGACAACCAGCCACCCAAGTAACAGATACAACAGGACAGAAATAAGGATCAGCACGTAGCTGCCTTTTCTCTTGCTCTGGCTTTAGCAGATATGTAATTGCTAAAGTTAGACTTCCGTACTTCTATGATATTGTGGTACGGTGTAATAAAATGCCAGAAACGTAATGTCTCAGCGTATAGTTCTATCATAATATTTACTCCTATGCTATTTATGATTCTGTTTATAAAAATTACTAGGACTAACCTTTGCCAATTGACATAATTTATAATATGTTTCTTTGGGGGTTCTTATTCCATCCAGGTTTAACATTAATCTTTGAGGAAAACCATTCCTGTCATTGTAGTAAACAACTCCTGTTTTACCTGAATAACCAATATGTGTATTACCTAACATAGCTAATACAAGTTTGATTAGATGTTTCATTTCGGACTCCTTTGTTTTGTAATAATGGTTAGGGGGGCGGGAATCAAACCCACTTCTCTTATCGTGGTTAACCGATAAGCGAGAAACTCAAGTTAATTAGGCTTGAGCATATCTTTCCTTGATACTCAGTTCTCCACCCCCAAATCTTATGAAGTATTGGCCGAAGAAAGTGACGGGAGCTACCCATCATCAGCGCATATCTAGATTCTAGAAATCAGACATACTGTATAACCGATCTTTACTTTCTTCGAAACTGGGGGTTTTGCCCAGCACCAATTCTTATGAACTACCCGCATTAAAACAGCTTTAAAAGGTTACGTTGACCTTAAAGTTATGGCGATTCACCTTTCGGTTACTTACACCACTTAATAGTTCATAGTTTAAATCTTTGTCTGTAATAAATGAGACAGACAACTCTGAATAATGGAGAGCCACAAGCAATGGGGGAACAGATTACAGATCCCTTTATATTCAGGATCACACCCACTAATTTGCTCCAATGTTGCAACTCTCCAAATTTATCCATTATATATGCCTTCGTTGTACTTCAAAATAGATACAATCTTGATACCATTCTTTTTCCCATCTTCCTACTGGAGAATGTTCACAGGTAGATTCATTTTCCCATGATTTTATAATAATGAACCATGCAAGAAGTATTTCATCATCAGACATATTTCTGATATCTTCAGCTCTGTTATTTTCCATTGCTATCACTCATATTTCTTAATTGACATAATTTATGCGTCTTTTTTTTGCAGGGATTTAAAGGGGTATCGTGATGACACCCCTTACAACTGTTCCCGCAAGAGCCAGGACTCTATCGTGGCATATCTGCCAGCATCTGCAACAACTCATCGTTATGCTCCAATACTGCATCGAAAGAGACATTAGAGTCTGGTCTCTTGTTGCACCAAGCGAATTTGGTCTTCTTGTTATACTGGGCATGTCCCTTAAGACCGAACATAGACGCAAAGGCATCCATCTTGTCAAGTGTCGCTTGGGCATCATCTGGTTCTACATCACGTTGTGATATACGATCAGTACCGTGTATAATCTTCGCCTTATCAGCGGTCGGAAGATTCTCCCACTTATCAGCTAGTGGAATAGTGGTAAAACCTTGCTTAACCATGCGGGCTATGCCATCGATGACTCTTGATACGAGATCTTCGACATAACATTCGAATCTAAATGTATTCATGATGTGTCCTTTGTTTGTTTGTTTAGACATAATATAGTACTATGCCTTATATCGACGAGGGCGTCGCTCAGGTGGTGACGGTTGATACAACTCAACGTGTTTTTTCAACTAAATGTAGGTCCGGCACCGCCTGAAGCGACGGGGGTAGGGATACTGTATATTACACACACGCAGTCTACAGCAATTTTTCAAGAATGGGCGTAGAGAATCCCTGTTTCATTAGTTATCTTCGGTTGATGAAAATCCCGAAAATAGAGCGTCTGAACATTGAAACTGGTCAATTTGAGTTAGTGGAGTCTGTAAAGGAGGAAACTACTTGGAAACTGATAGGTATTTTCAGTGCAGAGGAGGGTATTTTAATGAAGGTTATTGAAACTGAGGGCTGGATGGAAAAAAAACGAGGAGTATCGCATATAGAATACGATTAAAGTGCATGGATTAAGTAACAGTATATAGTAACTGTTACTTTTATACTGTTACTTATAGTAACAGTAAATTATACTAAACTGATACTGAATGCAACAGTATAATTTATATACTTTACTGTTATTACCGTTACTGTTACTACCGTATGGACTATATTACAAGAAAATTTAAGAAAAATAACTACCAAGATGTCACTTATCCCGTTTATTCCGAAGAGGAAGCAAATAATAGGGAAATAAAATACAGTTCTTGGCGGAAATGCCGGGAAGGTGACTTTGGTATAAGTGATGACGGATATATTGCTGAATGTATCTACAGAAAACAGTTCAAAACCAATGAACAGGTGACATTTCCGTACGGCAGGCAGTGGCTTGGAGGGGCAAGGGAGCTAAAATACGTACCTCACCGTGATACAGGACAGTATACACAGGTTGGAACCCTTACATGGGACGAACAGGAAGCCAGAAAGACCAGAACTAAGAATATGGTCAAGGTGTACGCTGAGATGATGCTGAATGGCGATAGGATAAATTGGGAACTACTGGGCAAGATATACAGAAAAGATCAGGAGAGGCCTGATTTGACCGCCAAAAGGCTATTTAAACAGGAAAGGATACAAAAAATGCTCGATGACGAGATACAGAAAGCTTTAAAGGACAGAAACATCTCTCAGGGGGATGTACTTGACATGATTATTGATGGTATTGATATAGCCAAAGAGAACAAAGATGCATCAAATATGCTGCGAGGAGCTGAACAGTTTGTAAGAATCATGGATATGCTCCCTAAGAAGTCTATGCAGACAGATACAGTACAGATTGACATGACAAGTACAATTCTTGATAAAATAGCAAAAGAAGAGAAAAAGAGCCTGAAAATGTCGCAGAAGAAGGAATTGCCCTATGAAGAACTCAAAGAAGCATAAAAAGCTGGTTGTTATTGAATCAAAGAACGAGAAGAAGCTTTTATCCTTTATGAGTGTAATGAAAGTTGTTGCAAAAGATATGGGGTTAAAAGTAACTGATGGAGCAATGCACAGTTTAATGGGGTCAGATTACTAGATGGCAGATAAACAAGTACAGATACTCCAAAAACTTAAACACGATATGATATTGTTTGGTAAGGTATGCATGCCAAATATGTTTTCAGCCGATTCTCCATCCTTCCATTATGATATAGCTGAAAAACTCCTGAATATAGACATAAAGCAGATGAACATAGTAGCACCTAGGGGTCATGCTAAATCCTCGCTTGTGGGGGGCATATTCCCCCTTTATCACCTAATGTATGGCAAAGGTCAGAAACTGATTGTACTGGTATCCAGAACTCAGGATCATGCAGTAAAGCTTTTAGGGCTCTTAAAGGACACTATGGACTATTCGGATACATTTAGGTCATTGTTCGGTTACTGGGGTCAGCATAGTGCTAAAAGCTGGTCAAAATCAGAAATAGAGCTAAAAGACGGTTCTATGATTATTTGTAAGGGAACAGGCCAGCAGATCAGAGGAATCAAGGTAGGTAACCAAAGACCTACACTTATTATTGTAGATGACCCCGAAGATGAAAATAATACCAAAACTGCAGAAGCTATGGAAAATAACCTTAGATGGCTATTACAGAGTGCAGTACCGTCACTTGACCCCAGAAAAGGGAGAATTGTCATAATTGGCACTCCTCAGCACCAAAGGTGCTTAGTGGAGACACTGAAAGATATGCACGGTTGGGATAATATGGTGTTTAAGCCAGATTTCGAGAATAATAAGGCATTATGGGAAGAATGGTGGGGAATTGACAAACTTCTTGAAAAAAAGAAGGAATTGGAGTCTATTAACCGACTTTCGGTGTTTTACCGTGAATATGCCTGTGAAATCGTAGGAGATGAAGATCAGCTCTTTAAAGCGGATGATTTCAGGTTCTATGAGGGAGATTTCTTCCGAAAGAACGATAATAGCTATTTGAGGCTAAAAACATTGGATGGTGTCTCATGTGAAGATGTGATTCCTATAAATGTGTTTACTGGGGTAGATCCTGCATCGAGTGTAAAGAAAACCGCAGATTATTCTGTAATATATAATTTAGCAGTAGATAACGAAAACAGGCGTTTCTCTCTGCCTTACTACCGCAAGCATGCAACACCCCTAGACCTTGCAGAGGCAATTGTAAATAATTACAGGCGTTACCGATCTGAGAAGACCCGTATTGAATCTGTTGGATATCAGGAGATGCTTCGTGAATATGTGATTAAACGCTCAAAAGAAGAGAATATGTTTATACCTGGCCTCAATATAAGAGAAAACCCTAG